GCATGATCTGTGTATACTTTACTTGGTAATTTAGACAAACTACTCACCTCCTTTCACAATATAAATCATGTTATTACTATGTGAATTAGCTAAAAATATATAGAGAGTAGACTTTAATAGTCTACTCTCTATATTATTAGATATTCTTATCTACATTAAAAAAGATATTTTTACTACATAAATTATCTTTATTAGTACAACTATAATGTGCAGTACATCTTCTTACAGCTTTACCAGTATTTGCATCAATAAATAATGTTTTAAGATATCTTTTAGCATATTCTGATTTTGTTTCTTTATAATATCTTTCTAATATTTCTTTAGTTTGTAAAGCTGTTTCTAACTGAGCATGATTACACATTCTTTCAAATGACTTTAATACCAGATTTTCTACAGTACCTTGTTCAGTTATCTCAACCATGGTAGCCTGAGGAATTATCTTTTCCACTGATAATAAATAAGCAAGATCATTATTCCATTTATCTATTAATCTTCCAGTCAATATTTTAGGTAAATAAAACAACTGGAATTTATCATTTGTAGGCATTTGTATAGAATAATTTAATGTTCTGTGTCTTTGAATTTGTGCTAACTGAGCAAATGATCCCCAATAATTTATAGTATAAGTATTACCAAAATAATCTTCTTTATCTATATTTTCAAAACCATCAGAAATTCTTATAAAATTATTAGGTAAAAATAAAGGATATTTTCTAAATTTATTTTCTTTTAAAGAAATTTCATCAATCTTTAAAGTTACACACGCTTTATTTACAAAATCTTTACAAGCTTCTTGTAATTGTGTATAAAAAATTCCTTTTTTGGATAATTTAGAATCATTAGCAAATGACAAAAGTTGCTGAAAAACTATCATTAATCTTCCATAAGGGCAAGTAAACAACATAGTTGTAGGAGTAAATATAGAAAGCATATATCTAGCATTTTCTTGAGCTTTCTTTTCTATTTCTTTTTCACTTATAATATCACCATACTGAAGAGTTATTAATTCTTTGAATATATTTAGCCACTTATCATAATACTCTTTATCTTTTCCTATACCTTCCATTTTAGTATATCTAGCAGATCTTTCAGATGTAGCATAATATTGAGTATTATTAAGCATCATAGCAAGTATCTTAGGAATATTAGTAATTAATAAAGATACTGACATATGTTCCCATGTAGAATAGTGCCCATTTTTAGCAGTCATTTCACCTCTCTTAAGACACTTTTCTTCATTATTAATTCCTTCAGATAAATAGTCATCAGGCATATAACAAATGCCTGCAGCTTTACCTGCTAATAACTGAGCATCTTTACCAATCTCTAATGATCCACTAGGATGATTTTCTTGATCTAATTCATAAGTTCTTGCTATTAATTTAACTTCCATTATTATTCCTCCTTTTCTACCATTAAAATAGTACTAAAAATACCATTACTATATTATATAGTGAACTTTATAATAAATTATTAAAGAAAGGAGGAAAATACTTTGGCAGTAAATACACAAATTGCAACTAAACAGATGGTATATATACAAAAAGAAACTACCAATAAAAGCTTTATAGATATGCATTACTATCTAAAACGTACTGGTAGAATGAATAATAATTTCTTTTTAGTATTATATGATCCTGGATTAGCTGGAGTAGATCCTAGAGATCCTCTTTTATCAGGAGAAATAAAAGCAAGAATACTTAGAGAATGTATAGTAAACTATTGGTATTTTCTAAGAGAAGTTGTGCGTATTCCTATACAGGGTGGTGCTGCAGGAGGTGGTACTAGATATAGACTAGATAGAGGTTCATTAGCAATGAACTTCTTATTTACTATGAACTATAATATGTTTGTAGAACTGCCACGTCAGTTTGGTAAGACTACAACTGCACTCTGTAGATATTTATGGGTATATCAATTTGGTACATCAAACTCTGAAATGATGTTTATACATAAAGATCATGGTGGTAGTAAAGGAAATTTAAAAAGATTAAAAGAGTATAGAGATGTACTACCATCATATTTACAAATGTCATCTGCTACAGGAATGAATGGTAAAAAATTAAAAGTTCCTGATACTGTAGTCACTATAGAACATCCTTTCAATCATAATAAGATTACTACATTTGCATCAGCAAGATCTAAAGATCAAGCAGATAAACTCGGTCGTGGTGCTACAATGCCAATTCAGTATTATGACGAGTTTGCTTTCATGCTATATAATCAATATGCATATACTGCAGCAATGCCTGCATTTTCTACAGCATCAAGAAATGCAAAATCTAATGGTGCTCCTTATGGTGTATTAATTACAACTACACCAGGTGATCTATCTACAGATCATGGATTATATGCATTTAATATGAGAAATAATGCAACTCAATTTAATGAAGCTTATTATGATTATACATTTGAAAAATTAGAAGAATTATATCATTCTAATACTAAATCTTCTTTCTTCTTGGTAAGGTATACTTATCAACAATTAGGAGCAGGTGCAGATTACTTTAATGAACAATGTAGACAATTAGAGAATGACTGGCCTAAGATAAGAAGAGAAATATTATTAGAATGGTCAGAAGCTTCTGATAATTGTCCTTATACATCACAAGATCTTGAAATAATAAAACAATGGTGCCATGAACCAATAAGACAGATATTATTTGGTAGAGCAGGACAATATGTATTTGATGTATTTGAAGATCTTGATCCAAGAGATGTTCCTATAATAGGAGTTGATGTATCTGGAGCAACGTATCATGATTCATCTGCAATAACTGTTATTAGTTCTATGACAACTCATGTTACAGCTAACTTCCATTGTAACTTTATACCTATGGACGATTTAGCTGATTTACTTTATGTACTAGTAAAACAATATATGCCTACAGCTTGTATAAACTGTGAGCTTAATGGAGTAGCTATTCAGCGACCTCTGCTTGTAGCGTAAGTTGCAAGTATCGAAATATTTGATTGCTAGGAAGAGGGTTAGAGCTTTATACACTACAACGTAGATAGTAATATCAAGCGTGATAGTTACGAAAGTAGAAAAAAGTTATAAAGACATAGATATGGTTAAATCCTAAGTCTATATTAAAAAGCCCTAGTTTAGCAGCGAACTATCTTAATGAGATAGACGTTCAACGATCATCTCCTGACGGGAGAGTAGAACCCTAAGCCTATGAGGGAAGAAAAATATATTAACCTAATTATTTAGGTTTGACAAATGATCTGCACACGTCTTGTAATGAGAGTGTATGGAATTAACCATAGTTTATAGAGTTGCGTCTATAAATAAACATTTGGGTTTTGGAAAATCAGTAGTACAAAGATTAAAGAAAACTTCTGTAAAGAAAAATCTTTATTATGAGATTAAAGAAAGAGTTATAGAAGAGCATAGAGATGATAACAGAATAGATAAAATAAATAAACTTTGTAAAGTTTATGGTCTTAATTCTACTAAAGACATACGTGCTAGATTAATAGAAATATTAGATGAAAGAGTATATTATCATAAAGATAAATTTATAGCTCCTATATTACATGCTGAAATGTGTAAGTTAGAAGTTAAGAAATCTGGTAAAGTAGAACATGCAGATAATTATCATGATGATAATATATTTAGTTATCTTATGGCATTATATGTCTGGTATGATGGTCATAATCTTATGGAGAACTTTGGAATTCATAAGACAACTATTAAAACAGATGATAATGAAGATTATGAAGAATTTGAAGATGGTATAGAATCAGATATTAAACGTAATAATATAGATATACAAAGTAATGAATTGGATGAAGATGATATTATTCTTGCTGAACAACTTAAGTATATAGAAGATGCTAGTAGATATAAACTCGGATATATGTACAATAATGAATTATATATGCAAGAACAGCAAGAATTAGATCTTAAAATGAAAAGTGATCCTGTATTTAGAGAAGCTTATAGCAAAAAATATAATGCTCCTGTTGGAGATACAGGAATACGCACTTTTATTACTATACCACAAGATGTATTTTTAGATGATGATTATCAAGAAGAAAAAGAAAGAAACAAAAATGGTAATCTATCTAATATATTTAATTTACTATAAATATAGTGGTGGGTATATAATACCC